GGGCTGAGGTCTGGGCTCAGGTCGGGGCTCGGGTGGGGGCTCAGGTCGGGGCTCAGGTCGGGGATCAGGTCGGGGCTCAGGTCGGGGCTCAGGTCAGGGCTCAGGTCGGGGCTCAGGTCTGGGATCAGGTCGGGGCTCAGGTCGGGGCTCAGGTCAGGGCTCAGGTCGGGGATCAGGTCGGGGATCAGGTCTGGGATCAGGTCAGGGATCAGGTCTGGGATCAGGTCGGGGCTCAGGTCGGGGCTCAGGTCGAAAAAATCGGCGACGCTGCGCGCGAGGGCTTCAGCAACTACGGCTATGACGCCCTGTGGGGAACCGGCTTCGCAGCATGGGTGAGCTATTTCCGAGATGTGTGCGGATGGCAAGACCCGATCCTGAAGAAGTTCGAAGTCCTCGAAACGCTTGTCAAGTCATGCGGCTGGACGTGGTGGCATCAGAACGTGTTGGCCATTTCTGATCGGCCTCGCGTCATCAACCGCGATGACCAGAACCGCCTGCATTGCGAAACCGGGCCGTCCATCGCCTACCCCGATGGTTGGAGCCTCTATCACTGGCACGGAGTTGCCATTCCCAGCGAATGGGTAACCGGCAAAAAGCCTTCCGCCAAAGAGGCCCTGAAGTGGGAAAACATGGAGCAGCGCCGAGCTGCCTGTGAAATCGTCGGTTGGGCATCGATCCTTCGCGAACTGAAGGCGAAGGTAATCAACGCCGACATCGACCCGGAAATCGGAACGCTCGTTGAGTGCGAACTGCCCGACGCCGGAAAGGAGAGATTCCTTCGCGTTCAGTGCGGCACTGGACGAGAGTTCGCTTTGTGTGTTCCGCCGACCATGAAAACCGCCCGGGAAGCCAATTCATGGACGTACTCGCTTCCCGCTCAAGACCTTCAACCCGAAGTCCGTACCTAAAGGAAATCAGCATGACCCGCACCTTCACGAACCAAGCCGCCCAAGGCGACCTTCTCATTCGCCGCGTCAAGGCGCTGCCGGCCAATCTCAAGGCCGCTCCAGTCTGCGACGGGACGTTCATCGTCGCGCACTCGGAGACCGGTCACAACCATGTCATCGACGCCCGCCCGAACGTCAAGGTCTACGACACGGAAGACCCGCTCCTGAGCTATCTGGAAGTCATCAACGCGACCGATGCGATGGAGACGCTCCTGCGCCATCTGCGCGGTCATGACACGCACGAGACGATTTCCATCCCGCCGGGCATCTACGAGTTGCGCCGTCAGCGCGAGTACACGCCTGAGGGCTGGAGGCGTGCGGCGGACTGACTTCGGCGGGGCTCCCGCACCTCGCAGAGCCCCTTCTTCTACTGACACAAGGAAATTACCGTGAGCAACACGCAAGCTAAGCCACGCCGAATGAAGCCCTACTCGCGCGAATGGGAGCGGCAGGCCAACGAAGCGGCGCGCTCCTTCGCGCCGAGGATTCACCCATGCAAGGACTGCGGCGGCCCAGTTGTCGATGGTTACTGCTGCCGGCGCTGCGGGTCGAGCGATCCGAAGTCATCCCCTGCCGCCTGACCCTCTCCCACAAGAGCCCATCCCGATAGGGGAAAGGAAATGTATATGAGCGACGGCGCGCAAATCGCTGCTCTTTACGTCGAGACCGACGGCGCCTACTTCGGCCTGCCTGGCGTCGACCCGTGGGATGAGGCGCGGGACGCTCGCAAGTACATGGGGCCTCACCCCGTGGTCGCTCATCCCCCTTGCCAATTGTGGGGGCCGATGGCCAACGTCAACTTCGCACGCTACGGCGGTCTGCACAACAAGCCGGGCCGCGACATGGGCTGCTTCCAGTACGACCTTCTGTGCGTGCGCGAGTTCGGAGGCGTGCTCGAGCATCCTGCCAAGTCGCGGGCCTGGGAATCCTTCGGTCTGACGAAGCCGGTCGCGATGGGATGGAGTCAGTGCCGAACCGGGGGATGGGTCTGCGAGGTTTGGCAGTCGGCCTATGGCCACCGCGCGAACAAGGCGACATGGCTTTACGCGGTGACATCCGGCAAGCCGCCCGAACTCCGATGGGAGCGGCCCGTCGGAAGCCATCAGGTCGGGTTTCAAGACCAGCGAGGCAAGGAGAGGAACAAGCCCACGTTGTCGCGCAAGGAGTCGAACGCCACGCCTTCCGAGTTTCGGGACGTGCTCATCAACATCGCCAAGCTGGCGACCAAGGAACTCGCATCATGAGCAAAGCACCCGATAACGCCAGCGGGGCGGTGAAGCGCATTCGCCGCGCGCTGAAGACGTGGAAGGGCTCCGAGGGAGTCATCTGCGATCAAGCCGATGTACTGGAGCTGCTTGACGCCTCTCGCCTCCTCGCCCGAAAGGATGCTGAATTGCAGCGACTTCGGCAGGCGTTGCGACTTGCGCGCCCTCACGTCGAGGCCCATCGCGACTACTGCCTCGGAAAGCACGGCGTGGTCGGCAAGATGGATCAGATCCTCACCGAAATCGACGCCGCTCTGAACCCCTGAAGGACACGCCACCATGACCGACAAGCCCATCACCCTGCCGCCGCTGCCTGAGCCGTATTTCGGCGAACCCAAGAATGAAGCCGATACGCATCTAGGCCCGTGCTTCATAGGGCGCGACCTGGAGTCCTTCGCCCGCGCCGCCGTCCTGGCCGACCGCGCCCTCAATGCGACTGCCCAAGGGATGTGGCAGCCCATCGAGACGGCGCCGAAGACCGGACGCACGTTGCTGTTGGGCTACTCCAATTCTCACGGGCGCTGGCGCACGCTGCGTGGCCAGTGGTTCTCGCGCGAGATCATCGACGACGAGTGGGAGAACGCCGAGGACTGCGAAGAGGGTTGGTACGAGACTTCCGTCGAGTGCGACAGCGATCACTCTGTCTGGAAGACCGAGCCCACGCACTGGATGTTCACGCCCGCAGCCCCTACCGCTCCCATCCCGGCTGTCGATGCGGTGGCGGGAGAGCCGGTGGCGCGCATGGCGTCGGACAGCGACGAGACCGGCGACCTTACAGCGGCATACATGGCAGGAGTTGAGCGCGGCAGGGAACTCGCAAACCCCTCTAAAGAGCCGAGGGCATGGATTGACGTTCGCGCTGAGCGACAGCGCCAAGTCAGTGCCGAAGGGTGGACGCCGCAGCACGACGACGAGCACTCGCAGGGTGAAATGGCTCTTGCCGCAGCGGTCTACGCCGTGACAAAAGGGCCGCGCGACACCGTGCCGCCTGCTTGGCCTTGGGATTCCGAATGGTTCAAGCCGAAGGACTGGCGCAGGAACCTAGTTCGCGCCGGGGCACTGATCCTGGCTGAGATCGAGCGACTCGACCGCGAGTCCGACCGCAAGTCTCGGCACGCCGCTGCCGCACCTTGGCTGGAGTAAACCATGGACGAAGACAACAACGCCACCCCACCCCGTGCGGGCTCGGAGACGACTGCATCGGCGAGCGACGCCCTGGTGCAGATGGTCGATTACGCGATCCATCACGGCTGGCCGTATGACGCCCAGAAGCGCATCGAGGGCATTCGAGAAGCGGACAAACAGCGTGCTGCTCTCGCTGCATCGGCGAGCGAGCAGGGAGTCATGGGGGCGGAGGTGGTGGACGATGACCTCGTGAAACGCCTTCGCAACACGCCGAACTGGCGGCGCGAGAGCTATGGAAGCTGGAAGGACTGCGTCACGGAATACGACCGCGCTCCTTTCGAGGCGGCCGACGAGATCGAGCGCCTGCGCACCACTCTCGCTGCTTCCATGGGCGCCGAGAAGACCGTCGAAGTCCTATGGCGCACTCTGAAGGAGGCTGTGGCCATGATCGACAACCTGCGGTATTCGCAAGCCGGCGATGGGGCGCATGAAGATACCTTCGATGTTTTCCAGCGCATCTACCGTGACAAGTTGAATCTGGTTCTGACGGCTGTTGCTACGCCCATGCTGCCTGACGAAATCCATCTGTCGGTCGACCGCTACGAGAGGATGGCCCGCGCGGCGCCAGCGCTCTGCGTCAAGCCCGCCTGTCCGGAGAATTGCTGTGGCTGCAACCATGCCATCAACGGCCAGCAGACGCGAGACTATGCGATCCGCTACGCCTACCTTCGCAGCAGGCCACTGGACGCGATCAGCGCTGGCGGAGTCTTCATCGGGCGCACGCCACAAAACCAAGTGCTCAACGAAGAGGATGCTGACGCTGCAATCGACAGTGCCATGCTCGCCACCCCTGCCGCTCCCTCCCAGGGAGCGGGGACGGGAGAGAAGCGATGAGCGCTCGAAAGCGAAAACGATTCCTCGACGCGCGACAGTTTGGCCTTGCTCGCCAGCACATCGCTTACTCGATGCCTGGCTGGGCGTTCGCCGACGAGCCGGACGACCTGGAGGGATTTCTTGCAGAGTCCGCCCGGGTGCTGCAACTGATCGAAGAGCGGACTAAAGAACTTATGAACAGGGCTTCAGCATGACCAACACTACCCCACAAGCCGCCGAGGCGGCGAGGCTCGCAGAGGATGCCATGCTGGCGCTCGCACTGATCGAGCGGCGCGACGACCACAACTGCCGCAAGGTAGGACGGATCATCGACCGCCTCCGCTGCTGGAGCCCGGCAGCCTGTCGCGCCCACGAAGAATGCATCTTCGGCATTCCCACCGACGCCGCTTCACTTGGAGAACAGCATGACCGATAGCACACGAGCGGCGTTCGAGGCGTGGGCGCGCACAGCGATGCCCGCCTGCGATATTTCGATGCTGCCCAACTCTGGAGGTGCCTACAACAGCATTGTCCTTGAGGCTCGCTGGACTACCTGGCAAGCCGCTCGCCTATCTGCTTTGGAAGAAGCGGCGAAGGTCTGCAGCGACAACCGGCAAATCGTCAGCGGAAGCCCTGGCCCACTGTTCGATGCCGGCTGGACATCCAGTGCCGACCACTGCACCGCTGCTATCCGTCAACTGGCTGCGGAAGCAGGCAAGCGCCCTGCGGCGAAGGAGGAATGAGGATGAACCTCGTTGGAACAAAAGACTTGGCCGAGCTGCTCAAGCTCCAGCGCAAGACCGTCACCGACAAGCTGACGAAGCGGCCGGGCTTTCCGGCTCCCGCCGTGGATGGCTCGCAGAAGAACCGGCTTTGGGCGCTGGACGAGGTTCTAGCCTACCTCAAATCCGGGCGGCGATCTGCTCGGGCGTCTCGCGATAGTAAGCGTCAAGCAACTGCCGGAGATCCCGATGCCCACTGATCCGCGCCAAGGTCATCACGTCCACACGGCGGGCGAGCAGCGTCAATGCCTCTGCCCGACTGTCATGGAAATGAAGATGGCCCAACAGGCAGGAGTCGCGCGCCTTGCGGAACAAGGTATCCAACGAAGCGGATTTTATAGTCCATATCGGCCCGGATTTACCTTGAGCAATGCCGATCAAGGCGGCGCCCCTGCGTGTCAGGGGGACGACCCGCGCACCTACGCCCTCAACAGTTTTGTGTGTCGAAAGCGTGACGACTCTGGTCTGTAGGTTGATCGCTTCCCGCGTCAGCCCCATGATCTCCCCGGCCCGCATCGCCGTCCGCAGCGCGATCATGAAGGCCCAGGCGACTTCCTGATACTTCGTCGTCGGCTTCTGACCCGTCTTGTAGCCGAGCCAGCGAACGATCCGCTTCACGTCCTGCCACCTGATGCGCTGCGTTCGAGCCGGGTTGTCCCCGGGCATCCGCAGCGCCGCCCAGGGGGAATCACCGCACCAATGCCACTCCTTGCTGGCGACCGTCCACAGATTGCGCAGGAGGTTGATCTCGCGCTGGACACTCCCCTTGGTGACCTTCTTGAGCCTGGCATCCCGCCAAGCTACCAGGTCAGGCGTCTTGATCTCGGCCAGGATCTTCCCGCACAGAGCAGGGTAGTCCCGCTCCAGCGCGCGAAACTTCTTGCTCTCGAAGTCCTTCCCGCGCTTGTGAGCTGATACCTCCCGCTCATAGCGATCGATCGCGTCGCTCAGCGTCTTTGCCGGCCACTTGCCGACCTTGCCCGAGACAATGTCGTTCTCCTGCTGGAAGGCCCAAGCCTGCGCGGTAGCCTTGTGCGGGAACGTCTTCGACCGCCGCACGCCCTCCCGGGCGACTTCCGCTCTCCACCCTCCATCGACTCGCCGTATGTAGGCCATGCGCTCTCCGCGTAATCTTCCGCGTAATTGGCGCGGAATTCGCAGGCGATGTTAGCCGGTCAACGTATGGAAATGGTGGTCATCTGCCTAAAGCGATCACCTATGAAATTGGGGCGAATGAATGGGAATATGGCTGTATATTGGCTAACAGCATTGATGCCCCGGGGCGGACTCGTTTTTGAGCGCTGGAGCGGCTTTCAGCGGGGCTAGCGGTCTAGGCGCGGATCGGCTACCATCGCAGAAGTCGAGTTTCGAAGGACTGCCCGTCCGCGAAATTGCTTGCCATAGCGTTCGCTATGAAATAAACTGCGCGAATCGCTGGGTCAACCGGGAATCGTGGCTTGGGGTGGGCATGCGCAGCCCGCTCGGTATGCGTCCAAGCCGACTGAGCGAAGATGACCCTCGGCGTCCTATCGCGAGGGTCATCGGCTTTTTGGGCAGGATAATGCCCAGATTACCTAGGCGGCCTCAAGCATTTCCGGCACAACGGTCGCGCGGGCAACCTGCCCGAACTTCTCGTGGTACGTGATGGCGCTGACCTGCCTGTCGGCGATCCAGCCTCCCCGAGCGGCATACGCATCCCGCGCAGCCAATGTTGGGTGCTGAATCACAGTCATCCCGCTGTGTTCTTTCTCTTCGACGTGGTGCCGGTGCCCGCAGTGAGCATACCGGCGCGTTGTGGTGCCCCACTCCTGCGGGAACTGCGAGGCAAAGAGGATGGGAAGTTGATCGTTCTTCTTCAGGTGCCCATGGTGCCAAGCCAACATCGTTGAGCCATGCTGGTAGACGTAATACGGCAGCGGTGAGTCGATCACTTGGACACGAGGTTCATTCTCGTAGAGGGCGGCAAACAGGGTTCGCAGCCACACGGATGAGGCCATGTCGTGATTGCCCTCGGCCATGAGGACGACAACCTTCTCATGACTGGCCAGAGCCATGTCCACCACCTTGCGCAGCGTGCGGACGGCGACCTGGACGACCTTCGAGAACCGGCCGTCAGAATCCAGCACATGCCCTGACGTTGGAGTAACAGGCGATAGGCCGTCCTGGTGGAGGAAGTCCCCGAGCTGGGCGACGACGGCAACTTTCGCCGCAGGGCTGGCTAGGATCATTTGCGAGAAGCATCCGACGAGGGTTTGCTCGGCGATCTTCAAATCCCAATCGGCTCCGGCTTCCCTGCCCCACGCAAGCATGCCGACATGGCTGTCCGTGAGGGTGAAGACGTTGCACAGGTGCTCCGAGACTTGTGACGGGCCTTTGATCGGCCTAGCGCGCGGGATTTCCTCTGACAGCGCCGCGACGGCTTCGCGCATCAATTCAGCGCGTCTCTCATCGTCGGCCGCAGATTTCACCCACTGTCCTGCGAGTTTGCCTTCCTTGTCGTAGTAGCTCGACACCCCTTTGACCTGGTAGCCGTCCGGCACCGTCTTGGTCATGTCGTGCTTGGGGCTGTAGCCCATTGCGGCAGCTCTACGCTCCAGAGAGCGGATGGATTGGCTTACACCGCCCTTATTGATGCCCAGGGCTGTCGCCGCTTTTCTCTCGCTACCATGCTTTTCGATAGCATCGATAAGTTCAAGCTGGCGGACTGTGGCCCAGGTGCGTAGCTCGTCGTACTTCCTCATTTTGAGGCCCGCTTGCGATTGCTGGGGCGCTCTGTCAGGAACGTCACGGAGCGGATCATTCCGGCGGGGATCTGATCCCTGGCCGCGATGATCTCTGGGTGCCATGCCTGGGTGAGGATCACGCCTTCGTCGCTCTGCTGCATGAGGTAGCCCACCTGTTGCACGATGTGAGGTTTGAACTCGACCGGCACGTTATCAGCCCAAGGGCTAGCGTCGATCACGTTGGCGTCCTGCCACACAACGAGCACGATGGGAGGTGGCGTCATTTCGCCTCCGTCAGGGCTTGCTGCTTGGCTGCGTAATCACGCACGGCGCGAGCGTCGGCAGCGAGAGATTCGGCAGCGCCTGCAAGCTGGATCTGTATGCGCAGACCATCTGCCAGTAGATCCCCGGCTTTGGCGGCTCTGGATTCACAGGCGGCAAGGGAATCACCGGAGCTGCCACGGAGGGAGGAGGCAAGGGCGTTGCGCAGCCCGTCGTTATCAGCACGGAAAGCAGCAGCGACGGAAGCAACCTGGTTCTGTGCAGAGGCTCTGGCATCGAGGGCATCCTGTTTGGCTTTCGCCAGTTGGGTTTCAAGAGCGCGGTTCTGCTCTGATTGCGCGAGGTTGGCCTGAACTTGAGCAGCGGCCTTGGACTCGGCCTGTCCCTTGTCGTACTTGTGGACGTGATACGCCGTAAAGCCGGCAACAAGCGCCGTTTCAACGACCAACCCAACCGCGGCAGCAAGCCAACGCTGCGGGATGGCTTCGAGGGCTAGTCCGAGCATCGCGTTGCCTCGTGGTTGGCTTCAGGAGCGACCTGGGCACAAGCGATCTTGGAGTTGCGGCCAGAGCGCCACATTTCTCGGGCCATCCCCATCAGGTCATCCCGACTAACGCATTCATCAAGCCAGCGTGACAGATCAGCCTGGAACAATCGCTCCAGATCGCGAGGCAGCTTGCGGTCGCGGATCATGGCGCGTCCTTCGGTGCAGTCGTCTCGCCCTGATCGATCAGGCGGCCGATGATCGGCAGTGCCACGAGGACGTAAGCCACTACCGTGACCGCCATGGCAGGGATTGCGGCCTTCAAATCGGCGGGGACGTTCTGCCAGGCGAAGCGCACCGCCCCATCGAGGGCGACGAGTTGCACCGAAAGCATCCGGTGGGCGCGATGCCAGTTGTCGATGAGTTTCATGCGGTCACCTGCCAAGCTCCAGTTTCGATTGCCCGAGCTGCGCGCTCAGCCCTTGCCTGCGTCTGCCGATACCACTCGCTGGCCCGGATTCCCCCGGCCGCGTCGTTCCATCGCTGGTCGCGAATCGCAGCCAGCGTGTTCTTGAATCCGAGCAGGCCGCGGACTCCCATTTGAAACGCCATGGAAATGACGACTGCTTGGCGTACCTCGTCTAGGTCGACGAACCACGGCAGGGCAGCGACGACACCACGAAAGGCGTCTCCGTAGTCCTGGGCGAACTGCGCGTCGATCTTGGCGTCGCTCCAGATTTCGCCCTCATGGTCGAGGCCATCGGTGTACTTGTGGCCAATGCCGTTGCTCCAGAGACCGCGCGAATCCTTGTAGGCGACTGATCTCCGGCCTTCCTCGCACTGGATGAGTCCTTCCGCATTCATGGCTTGCCTTTCAGTGCACGATGGATTCGGATCACGACCAGGACGATGCTCAAGAAGATCAGCAACTTGTCAGAGGTGACTGCGGAGACGACAAGAGCGCCAATCGAGATTGCGCCGTCGATCAAGGCGTGGTCATGGTTCATGAGTCCTCTCACAGCGAGTAGGTGATAGTCGAGCCCACCGGGCCCTTCGTGCTGCTGTTAGTCCACCCTGTGGGCGAGCCGCCGATCGAGTAGGTGATCACGCCGCTTCCGGGCGAGATGCTGGCAGTGACGTTGGCGGTGTAAGCGCCGTTGTTGGTGGCCGACACCGGACAAACAACCGTACTGACGAACGGCTGCAGGAACCCAGGCAGGCCAGTGATCGTCAGCGCGTTGCTCACTGACGTTCCGGTGATCGTTGGAATCGTCAGTGTGACCTGGTTGCCGTTGAGCGCCCACTCGATGTTTCCTGTCACCGACGATGTGCAGCCAGTGATGGAGCCCGAGAAGGTGCCGGAGTTGGCCGACGTGATCGTCGAGCCGGTCTGCGTGAATGGCACCGTCGAATTGGACGGGTTGGTCTCCAGCGAGAAGCCCGTCAGCGTCGAAGTGGTGGACTGGACGACCGGGTCGGTGGTAGTCGTCTGCACCACGGAGATGCCGCCCACCTGCACCGCGGCGCCCGTCGCGCCAGCGAATCGCACCCCACCGGAGGCCATGGAGCCCTGCAGAGAACCGCCGTTGATGTTCAGGCCGTCGCAGGCGCCCACGATCAGGTATCCGGCGTTCTGCTGCGCGCCACCGGCGTTCTTGACGACATTCCCCGTGGCGACTGCGTTCTTTGTGTTCGTCAGGGCGATGTTGGCCGTGTTGCCGCCGTTGACCAGGCCCGCCGCGTTGTAGAAGCCGTCGACGATGTTGCCCACCAGCTGCAGGCCCGACATTGGGTGCGCCGCATCGAATCCCTGACAGAAGATGCCTGCGTGCTGCGCTGCCGCGCCGGCCCAGGTGTCGGTCGTCGTCGCGCGGATGTTGTTCAGCGCCAGGATGATGTTGGTAAAGACGTTGGTCACCAGCGAGGCGGTCAGGTCAAAGCCCACGCGCACGTTCCAGATCTGGTTGGCAATGGCCGTGAAGTTGTTGACCTCGTGGCACATCACGGCATCCCAAGCCGGGCAGTTCCACATGAAGTTGTGCGACCAGTTGATGCCCGACTCGGGCGAGCCGTTGAGCATGTCGCCCGTGGCCGAGAAGCAGTAGCTGTTGCCGGCGCCCGCAAAGTCGCTGTCGTGCACGAAGTTGCCGACGCCTCGCAGGTAGTTGCTCAGCGAGGCCAGCACGCCGAACAGATACCAGTTGTGGACGTTGTTGCGCTCAAGGACGACCTGCGAGCACTTGACCGCCGCCAGCAGCGTGTAGAAGTCGCTCAGCTCGCAGTCCCGGACGGACACGTCGGTGCAGGCGGCAAAGTCGACCAGGCCGGTTCCCTTGGCCTCGTAGCCGCCCACGGTCGCCACCGGCATGGTGCTCGAACCCAAGCCCTGGAACTTGATTCCTTCTAGTTTCACGCCGGTGCGACCGACGGCCTCCAGGATGTGGTGTCCCGCCACCGTGCTTTTGAGCGTCGCCCCCTTGACGCCGCGGATCTGCGTGTAGTCGGACAGGACAGCAATGTTGTTGGCGTTGTGCAGGCCTGGGGGGACGAAAAGGTGCAGGCCTTTGGCGCTGGCCGCAGCCATGGCGGTGTTCCAGTTCGACGAGAGATCGTCGGCGTTCGTGCCAGCAGCAATCCCCGACCACTTCGCGCGGTCGATGAACCGCAGGATGGACACCTCGTTGAGCTGAAGCAGGTCGCTCGTGACCTTTAGGAACGACGGTGCGAGCGAGTCGTACAGGCCGATTTGACCGGCGCCCTGCGAAGGATCGGTCTGGTTGGCAATTGCGACGCTCAGGTCACCGATGGGATCAGCCTTGCGCGTCCAAACAGTTGACCCATCTGAACGCTTGAGGCAAATGTCATAGCTGCCAGTCGTCAGGTACAAAGGCGCGGGAAGCTCCCCCCGGGCATTCAAAGCGATGTACTGTCCACCCAAACCATCATTGGTGTAGGTGTGTGGAACCAGCCCAGCCGAGTCGGTATACGCCGTCTTGAACGTAGTCGTTCCGGCCGTGTAGGTGTACAGGCGCATTCCCAAGCCAGCCACGCTGGCATCGGTGAACTCCTGAAGGCTGAAGACTCCGGAGAGGCTTGCGGTCATAATGGTCTTTCGGCGCCTCTCGGCGTTAGAAAGTGAATCGGAAAGGTCTAGGGCGAGCCCATGTCGTATGTCGGTTACGTGTTGACGAAGGCCGCTGTCATCGTGTTTCTGGCGTTCTGCTGGGGCTTGTACTGCGGGTTCACCGGTCGGCCACTAGGGCCGGAGCGGCCTGATAAGCGAGCTGATTCACAGTCGGATTCGAGAGCGACTGCAGCGCGTTCGGCGCGCCAGCGGAGGCGTTGACAAGCCTAGCCGCAAGAGCCTTGAATGCAGCGCTCTTGTCGGCCATGAAGACCGCCCAGCCAACTGGGTTGTGCGCGAGAGCAGCCAACCCCATGGGGTTCTTGTTTGCCTCCATGAGCGCACGACGCTCAGTGACGCTTAGCGTCGTCAGCAGACGCGACTCTTCGGCATTGAGAGGCCCAACCTCAGGAACGGCATTGGCGATCTCATCCTTGAGCCCGCGAGCAAGTCCTTTTTGCGCCTCGGTCTCTGCGCTTCCCAGTTGCCCATACTTGCCGCGCAAGACGCTGTAGGTGCCTTGCTTGATGTCCTGGGCTGCCTGCACCGGGAGATCAGCGCCGGGATAGTTCGGGTGATTCAGGAAGTCCTGTTCAACGCCCTGGATTGCGCTCAGGTCGCTGGTAGGGCTGACCTGATTCCCGAACTTCTGGCGCACATCGGCGAGCGCAGCCAAGACATTGGACTTCGGAATGGTCGCGCCAGAGTTCGCGATGGCATTGGAGATCGCGGAGTTCTTGTCGTCGATCAGCGCACGCAGCTGGTTCACGCCAGCAGTGTTCGGATTGATGCCATAGTCGAGAAGCGTATCGACAGCGGTTTGGGCATCTCCGCTGCGCAGTTGTGCGATGGTTGGCTTGAGCGCACTTTGCATGAGCCTTCGGCCAGCGTTATGCGCCGCATCGGAAAACGTAGATCCAATGGCTTGACCAACGGTGCCAGCCGTCGCCGCTGCAGTCGGCAGAAGTCCGCCCGTCGCGGCGCCAACGACTGCATCATGGGGATCAACCAAACCGGCCGAGACGCCACCATTGATAGCGCCACCCGTCGCCCTGGTGAGAGCATTGACAATCCCACCCGCATTCCCAGCTGTTGCTCCGGCAGTGCGAATGGCCTGAAGCAGATTTGGTGCTGCAGTGGCGATGGCAGGAACAGCACTCAGGCCCTTGGCAATCGCGGCTCCGGCCCCGGAAGTTCCTGCGATTTCGGCCCCGACCTTGCCAGCCTTGAACGCTGGCGAGTTCGTGTCGGCGCCCATGTCCTGCAGCGACCAATTCATGTCCTGCCGGAGCTGATTGCCGTCAGCCGGGTTGGAGCTCGCGGGGCTGTAGCCGAGGAACTGCTGTTGCGCGTCTGGCGTCGTGGCTCGGTTGAGCTTGTTCGAGGCGCTAATGAGGGTTGCGCCGATGCTGCCAGCGCCGCGGAGCCCCCCGGCTATGAGGTTGCCGGCCTGGTTGCGCAGTTCGGTCAGGAAGGACGGGCCGGCCTTGGCATCCTGGCTGATCTGGTCATTGTTCACGGCCGAGGCTGCGGACGATCGCTGAGCAATCACCCGCTTGACCGTGCCTTGAATGACGGTCGGGTCGGTGCCGTCCGGGAAGTTCAGTTCCGTCCCGTCAGCAAGTCGCGCGGTGACAGTCATTGCAGGAGATTCCCGTTAGCGTCGAAGTGCAGCACCGTTGCGGCTGAGCCCGATGGCGTGGAGGGCGCCGCGGTTCCATTGATCTTGGCGGCAAAGTCAGGAGCCAACCTAGTCAGGACTGCTTTGGACTCGGGCGTAATGAACTGGCCGAAATTCGCCCGAGGGCCCATTCCGCGTTGGTAAGCGTCCTGCTTGGCTTGGAGTGCGCCAAGAAGCAACTCCATGCCGCTTTGGAGATACGCCTTCTGCTGATCCTTGGATGCGTTCTGATCGAACGACTTCTGCCATTCGTTCAGTTCCGACAGGGAGCCACCACCACCACCCGCATAGACCTTGCGCAATTCGGAGGCCAGCGCATCTGCCTTCTGCTTGTAGACGCCTTGTGTCGTCTGCCCCAGCAGCTTCTGCCCGACGTAGTTCTCGACAGGATTGGTCAAGCCCGGCAGGACGTTCGAGTTATCCAACTTGTCGATTGCGTCGGAGAGCTGGCCGGCGTGATGAATCGCCGTGTTCAGATTGGTGATGGCAGACCCATCCTTTCCGCCAGGGGCGAAGGACTGCGCCGTCTTGTTGCGCTCAGAATAGGTCGTCTGGTCAGTGCCGGGGTCATACTGCATCGCCATCTGAATCAGCGCGGAGCCCTGGGGCGTGCGCGTGAACTGCGGCGAAATCTGCAACCGTCCTTCTGCCAGAGCCTTGACTTGAGACGCCACACCAGGGTCGAGCGTTTGCAGATACGCATCGCCCGAAAGTCCTGCCGCCGCCTTAGTCGCTGCCGGTGCATTGGTGTTGAGACCCAGCGCGCCGAACGGGTCGGCCTTGACCTTCTCGACAGCGAGCGAGTTTGCAGCGCGGGTGTTTTCCGCATTGATCGTCGCCGCAGTGTTAGCGCGCGAGGTCTGTGCAGAGAGCTGGGCGTCCGGGCTGATGGTGTTCTTGACCGAGCTAACGACCTGCGTTGCGCCAGTCAGCGGGTCGCTCGCGAGGGTGTCGGTCGTGGCGCCAGTGTTGCGCGTCGAGATGCTCTGCGTGTTGGCCTTGAGCAGATCTGCCATCGGCAGGATCTGCTTGAGCTTTTCGATGCGGAAGGCTTGATAGGCCGTCGGGTCGGTCGGCACTTGCGCGATTTGCTTCTGCGCATCATCCATGCCCCAATAGCCCTTGGAAACGCCATCGTTGATGGCTTGAATTGCAGCCTCCGGGGTAGCCGCCGAGGTGAGCGACTGGATGCCGTGTTGCAGCATCTCCCATTGCGTGTCTTGCTTGGTCTTGGCGGCAGTGGCGTTCGAGGCATTGGCGGCGCCCAGATCCTTCTGCGCCGCCGCCTTGGAGGTCACGTTGTCCTGAATGGTCTTGAGGACGCCCGGAGCAACATCCGGCGCGATCGACAGCGCCTGACTCTGACCTGCGTCAGAAGTCAGATCGAGTCCCCCTTGCACGGCTGCTCGGAGCGCATTCTTTTGCCCATTGACCGCCGCCGCCTGTTGCAGCGTCAGCGACTGCAAGGCGTTCTGATTGCGCAGCGCGTCTGCCTTGGCGTAGTCGTTTGAGTAGTCGACGACCGAGCGCGCCGGCTGCAGGTACTGCTGGAAAAGGTTCGCGTTTGCCATTTACGGCCTCCCAGGGTTCCAGCCGCCACCGGCATCGATGTTGTCGGGAGAGTTCGATGCGTAGCTGCCGCCAGCGGTGTAGCCAGTCGGAGTAGGCGTGTAATACCGCTGCGCCAGTGCGGCAAGCTGGTTGCCAGCGTTGCCCCAAATGTTGGCCTGTGCCATCTGCCCTGCTGCCCTGGCGTCACCCTGGTTCGTGATGAGCGAGGTCATCGCATTGGTGCCAGCTTGACCAGCAGCCGCACTGGCACCCGTTGCCGTCTGACCAAGGCCAGCCAAAGCAGCGAGGCGATTCAAGCGGTCTTGGCTGCGCTGATAGGCGGCGTTGTAGGCGCCCGTCGCATAGTTCGTCGCATATTGGTCGGTCGCCTTGAGTGCAGCGCCAGACACGCGACCACCCATCGCCGCAATCTTGCGATCCAAAGCGGTTTGGCCCTGATCCAGATTGAACTGATAGCCAGGGTCATTGGCCATGACATCCGCAGCCGTGGTCGGCTTGTTGATGTCGGTCTGATACTGTCCGAGCGCCGTCTTGCCGGCATCGAGGTATGGCTGCTCGTTGGCCTGGTTGATGTCAAATTCGCGTTGCTGCTCGCCCAGAGCTGCAGCCGAGGACTGCGCCTGAGTCTTGGCGGCATCCTTGGCGCCCTTGCTCGCCAGGTAAGCGCCACCCAGCGTAGCAACACCACCGGCAATTGCTGCGACTCCAAACGGCATGTCAGCGCTCCACGCGGATGCACACGATCATCGTGATCCGCTCATAGTTGGTCGGGTTGACCACCCAATGGGTGTGTGAGTTGTCGAACGTGAACAGGTCGCCCGGCCGCGTTTCGAGTTCTTCCCCGTCAAAGCAGAACTTCTGCCCTGGCGCGCTCGTGATCTGCACGGCGAACTTGTCGTAACGCCGTGCGTGCCAGCCCGGATCGGTGTGGGGCTTGACGCTCTTTCCAGCGGGGATCCGCGTGATCAGCACGCCGCCCAGCTCAACCCCATCCACGGCGCGCATCACGTCCAGGCACAGCGCCTTGACACCCAGGACATCCGCCGAGGGATACCAATGCGAGTCATGAGGCTGGCCGTCGACCGCGCGTTCCGGGTCGCCATAGCGAACCCAAATGTCATCGAGCCCGTGGTGAGGGCTGGTCGGGTCTTCGGTTCGCGCCTTGTGCTCGTTCCAGAGTTCGGGATGCTCCTGAAGTGCCCAAAGCACCGGAGCGACCCGGAGACCTTCGGTCAGCCGTTGGATCTTCACAGCTCACCCCGCATGATTCGCTCGTCCCGCTCGCGAAGCATCTCGTCGGCGATGTCGGCACATTCAGCCGTCGTGCGGGGGATCGTGTTGTCACGCGTGGTGCCGGGATGGAGCGCCATGCTCTTGACGCTGGCGAAATACATATCCCAGGCGGTTCGGCGCATGATGGAGTCTTGCTCGCTCACGAGTACAGACCCCCGCTGATCATGTGGGCCGTGATCGCGGTCGCGGCGCTTGCCAGTCCCTCCAAAATTGCCCCGGCCGGCATGATCGGCACATCCACGTCCAGGAAGTCGTTGGCATTGATGGACTTTCCAGAGACGAACGCATTGGCCGCCGCAGCCGCTCCAGCCGCAGGTACGGCATAGAGCGTGACGGTGACCGCAGCACTTGTCGTGTTGGTCAGGCGCACTCGCCCACCACGCAGCAGCGACCCCGCTGGCGTGGTCGGCACGGTCAGAAGCGGGGCTGCGGACGTTCCAAGCACCGTCGGTGCGAAGAAGGAGCTATAGGTGATCGTCATGTGTTGCGGTCTTCCAGTTGTTCGACGCGCTGCCTCAAGTCGGAGATTGAGCGCAGGCCAGCCAACTCGGCGTCACGGTCAGCGATTTGGGAGCGCAGCATGTCGCAGTCGTTGCGAAGGCTGGAGACGGTCTGCCGCAGTTCGTCGACAGCCCGCATAGCGTCCTGGGCCATCGGATCAGATCGCGAGAGCTGGGCGTCCGCATCAAGGGCGTCGATGTTGTCGGACAGATCGCCGTTGCTCAGCGCCGACACGCCACCGACGCGGCGAGCGAGGTCGAAGAAGAATCTCGCGTACTCGCTGCTAGCGGGAATGCTGACCGTCTGACCCTGGAACGTGAACGTGCCAATGGGGATGGTCGACTTCGGGATGGTGAGCGTGCTCATGCGTCCACCGTCGCCTGCGTCAGGGTGAACGGCACCGGATCAGTGACCCGCAGCTCAAACACCATGTCGCGTCCACCCCCAAGCGGCATCCAGCGAATGCGCTGCATCCACCGGCCGATAGCCCCGAGGGAGCGAAGCAGCCACGCCCCGAAGGTCTGCCCGCCGTCCTTGCTGATGCGCAGCATGACTTGGCCCCCATAGCCCGTCGTGCACATGAGTTCCAGGCCGCGGATCGTCACAGGCTCCATTGACGGATTCGGAAGGTGCGGCCACACCCGAGAACGCACGAGCGGAGCCGAGTCGATCGCGTAAATGTCGTCGGCCATCCGGTACATCACCGAACCTGCGAAGGCGTGAGAGACGGCCCCAACAGAGACGACTTGATCCACCCGGAAAGGTGTCCAGTCGCCATTCACAAGCTCACCCCGCTCGTGCCATTCCTTGCTGGCCGCGTCCCAGCACCAGCTCGTGGACATACCCGGAGCGTTGACGCAGATGAACTCCGCACCAGCCTTTTGCTGCACCCACAGCACGCAACGGGTCAGATCAACCCCCGGGGCTTGTAGGCATGTCTCAACCGCCGTGGTAGAGATGCGCACCGGCTGATGGCCCACCATCATGTAGACGATGCCCGTTCCCCGGGTCGTGCAGCCCACGAAGATCAGCGTATCGGCGGCATTGATGATGGCGCGAGGCCCGACAGCCCCCACAGCGATTGGCGTGGAGTTGTAGCGGACGAGAGGGAACGAAGAGTCCCCGTCGTAGATCCACACTTCGGTGGAGAACGGCTTGAAGAAGTACGTCTCTTGCTTGAGTTCCCGGCTCGTGACGATGGAACCTGGCTGAGCATCGGCGCTAGAGAAGTCCAGCGCATCCAGCGAGGTCGCATCGTCGATCGCCGAAATGTAGAACTGCTCCTGGTTGTTCGGCGGCACGAAGACGAACGTCCCGTCAACCTGTGTCACCGAGATCGCGCCACGCCAGTCAGGGTCGGTGATGCGACCAAAGACGTTGTTGGAAAGCGTCAAGACGTAGCCGTTCTGCCCATCCACGAGGACAAGTTGCTGCTCGCCCGCGCACATGCAGACGTAGGACGTGCCATCGGAGATCGTTCCGCGAGACACCGCAGCGCCCGACACCCACTCATAGAGCGTTGAGCCCGCAACGATGAATTCACGCCCATCCGCCGTGACGGTCGACCCACGAATGGTGTGGCCGAAGTCGTGCAGGCTGGCAAGCCCATCTGTGCTCTGCAGCACCACCTGATGCGCCTCGCCAAGTCCCTCGATCTGGCGAAGGTAGAGGTTGACCGAGCGCTGAACGGCGCTCTTGCGGTCTGGCAGGTAGTAGGACGGCCCGATACAGGGGACGAAGGCGTTTCCAGCCATCAGCGCCACCCCGTCAGGATGTTGCCACTCCGGCGCTTGGCCGAGTCGATCATGGCCGGGCTCGAGGTTTGCGCCGCAAGACGGTTGCGAGCAGCGCGAGCCGCCATCTCGACTTTCGGGAGAGCGCCCGGATTCAGCGTCGAGGCCAGCCGTTCAGCCAGCATCGCCGACAGGCCCGACTGGAATCCACTCGGCATCGAGTAGTTGGTGTCCAGGTCGGCGAAGTTGCTCACCTGCGCATGGGTCAGCAGCGTGATCGTCTGACCCGCCGCAGCCGGCCACAGATAGACCGTCGTTGCCCCATCGTGACAATAGAACTGCGGGATGGAGGCCGTCGCCTTCTGCGAGATGGCTTGGTACTGCTCCATCGTCAACGGATCAAGCGGGAGGTCCATCCCGGCCTGATAGCTGACCGTTGCTCCGAGGATGTCGTTACCCGACGAAATGCCGGCCCACGTCACGCCTAGCGTGCCGCTCGTGCCATTGCAGACACCCGGCGTCAGGATTTCCTGGAACAGCAGCGACTCGACACCATCGATTTCGTCGACAACATCGTTTAGCGCGGACAGGCACAGCGCACCAAGGTCGGCGTCGAGCGTCTCTCCCGGGCTCAAGCGATTGAGCCAGAAGGTCAGAGCCCCGCCGACGATGGTGCGAGCCGTCGTCATCGATCAGGCCGGCAGCAGGCCCAGGAGCTTTGCCAGACCCCAGCGGCGGTCATAGGCAATGCCAGCAGCGTCGAGCTGAGCACGCACCGATTCGACCGTATGGCCGTGGCCGTCGTCCTCGCTGGGATCAGCTTCGGTGGCGACCCACTTGGGCTCGTAGCCCATCGCCGAAAGGCGCTTGTGCTCGTCTTCGTCGTTGGCAACGGCAAAGCCTGCCGAGACGCGCAGGATGTCCGTGGTGGGCTTGGTCAGGTTCAGGGGATACATCGTGTTTTCCTTGCAAAAAGGGGCGGAAGCCTTTCAGCGACCGCCCAACCCATGTCAACCGTCGAGGAACTCAGTTCGTGCGGCGAACGCCGAAGTTCGGCAGCACCACACCAGCGCCCCAAAGCACGTCAAAGCGGCTGATGAAGCGGTTGTTGAGGATGTCGAAGCCGCGGACGAATCGCAGCGAGATGCCGCCTTCGTCAGCCAGCGATGCCTGGTAGGCCATGTCCATTCCCTTGGGCAGTTCCTGCTTGGGAGAGACGAACACCACCGCGTCCTTGTGCCAGACGAGGTTATTGGAGTACGTCGTGCTGGCAGCGCCAGAGGTGACCGTGATCGCGGCGTTGTCGGCCGGTCGGTTGGTCACGTTCTGGAAGGCGCCACCAGCGATGATGGCCGGCGAGATCGGGATCGTGGCGTTGCCGCTAGCATCCGAAGAAACTTGCGCCGTCACCAGGAACGACTGCAGCACGCCCGTCGATTGCTTGGTCTCGGGGTTGACCGAGAACACGCCCCCGATCGTGAAGGTGTCGCCTTGGTTCAGGCGAACCGCAGCAGCAGCCGTCCAGCCGTCCGTGACCAGGTTCGTGGTCGCCGCATACGGGTTGTCGGTCGCGCCCGTGTTGATGGTGCCTTGGTTGGCGCCATTGACCAGCGGCGTGCCGCCCAGCGGGCCGACGGTGTGCGACGGCACGTTCTGCGACATGGCGATGTCCAGGCCCGCACCGGTCTTGACGATACCCGTCTTGTACTGGTCTGCCAGGATCTGCTGGCTGTTGAACAGCGACGAGACACCGGCCACGATGGTGGCGTTTGCGCCCGGTTCGACAGCGGCCATGCGCTGACCGTCACGCGGCACGCTCATGCGATCGAGCGGAACACCAGCGTTGAGCAGGTCGGCGAACGTCGCGGGCGGCGTGCCCGGCGTGCCCACCATCTGGTGAAAGCCGTTCTTCATGATCTGGCCGAGCTGGTAGTCCAGAATCGCCGAGATCTTCAGGCCGGCCGGCATCAGGTAGCGCTTCTTGAACGCCGGGTCGACCTGGCCGTTCGAGCCGATGGAGGTCGCCAGTTCGGTGGAACCGACAGCGAAGTCCACGCCCAGCAGCGGCTGAATCGTGATCGGCGTGGTGGACTCGGTGATGTCCTGCACGTTGGCCGCATCGCCAGTGCGGTGCGTGAACTGCACCGGGCGGCGGGCGTTCAGGACGGAGCCGGGCTTGTACTGGCCCGACCACGAGTCCTCGAAGTCCGATTGCACGTTGCCCAGGAAGGCGGACGTGTTGTGGGCGATACGCAGAACTTCGTTGGTGACGATCTGCGAGACTGCAAGAGCGTTGCTCATGATGAAAACTCCGGCGCCTCTCGGCGTTAGGAACCTCGGCGCTTCTCAGCGTTAGAGGTGTGAACTTGGATCAGCGTCCCCGCTCCTGCTTGTTCGCCCAGGCGATGTAGGCCTTGGTGTTGCTCGGATCGGGCATGCCACTTGTCGACTTGCCGCCACCCTTGATCGGTTCAATCGGCGTCGGCGCGTTGGATCGTTGGGGCTTGCTGGCCTTCTTCGCTTCGAGCTTGGCTTCGATCTGCGCGACCTTGCGTGCAGCCTGCCTGTCGCTCATGTGCGAAAGCGATTCAGCTTCATCCGCGTTGTCAGGATCGGTCAGGTACTCGATCAGCGCCGCTGGCATCTCGCTCTCGAAGATCGCGTCGGTGGCCGGCTTGGGCCGACCGTTGGAGCCGGTCAGGCCCCCAAACACGTCATCGAGTTCAGACGACAGGGTGTCGAACTTTTCCTTGCCCCATTCCTTTGACAGGGCATCGACGACTCCGCGGCGGTGCTCGATCTCGGCCTGTTGCTGGCGAAGGGTCGGTGCGAGCTGTTCGGCTCGCTCTTTGACAATCTTGTCCAGCTCGGCCTGAGAGAGCGTGAGCTTCTCGTCGTTGCCTTGCGATGACGTGGTTGTACTGGATTGAGTCGGCGCCGTCTCCGCAACCCGTTGCGGTTGCGTGGCGCGAGCTTCGTAGAGTTGGCGCGTCTTGCGATCGATGGCGCGGCGAAGGCGCTCGATCTCGCGTTGCTCCGGCGTCTTCTCAGGCTTGGCCTTGGCTTCCTCTCCTGAGGCTTGCTCGGTTGAGGATTCGGTGCTTTCGCCCTGCGGCTGGTGGGACAGTTCTGCGAGCGCGTTGTCGCTCGCCTCAACGGCAGTGGCCGCGACTGGCAATGCGTTTTCGGTAGACATGGAGGCTCCGGTTGCGTCCTTTTTGGACGGACTTATCCGGGTCTCGTTGTACCTAGCGTGCCTCGATGGGTCACCGCAATCCGTTGCGTCTGGCAAGTCCCCGTTTTTTGGGCCGCTTCCGAACTCCCCGAGGCACCGCCAGCCTCGATGCTAGTCGCCGGACTTATCGGGCTATTCGCCCTCAAACGGCGCCGGGCGAATAGTTGATGCCCATGCCCGCGGCCAGCGCGTAGCTGCCCGCGCCGAGCGTGAATCCGCTGTATGTGGTGGGGCTCGCGAACAGCGGATCGAGCGTCTTGACCTGAGCGTCAAGCGTGTTGCCGATCAGCGTCGCCGGGTTGGTCGTGTTGGGTGTCGAGTACACCGTGGCCGACCCGCTACCCGAGGCGTTCACCGTGGCCGATGGCGCGTAGAGCACGTTGCCCTTGAGAACCGTGCCGATCGGGTAGGTCGCCGCAGCAGCGTCTGACACCAGCGACATCCGTGTCAGCGTGCTCGAGTAGCAACTGTTGTTCTTGACCAGGACATTGTTGCACCCGGGGGTGACAACGCCGGACGCCTGGCCATACAGCAGCGCCAGGCGATGGCTGTTGTTGCCGGCCGTCGCTAGCTGGCTCGAGTGATTGCACGCGTTATGCCGCACCGTGATGTTGTCGCCCTGGACGACTGTATCGGCATAGGCATAGAAGCTCGCGTTGTAGTCATAGGGGCCGAAGTAGTTGTGCTCGACGATCACCTTCGAGATCGGCTCGTTGTGCGAGAGATCTTGCGCCTGCACCTGGATCTGGATGCCTCCGCTGATGTTCACGCCACCCATCGGGTCGAACTTGTTGTTGCGGATGCAGTAGGTGCCGCTGGTGTACTTGCTGTTGAACGGGTCGCCGGTGTCCCCGTACGGGTACGCCGAGGCCCCAACCATGCCGCGCGTCGCCAGCAGGTATTTCGTCGAGTTGGCGCCCTTCCAGTAGTTCGACTCGAACAGCGAGTAGGACAGGCCTTGGAACCGCCCCGTGTGCTCGCCCGTGTTGCTGCGGTCGAAATTGTTGCCGGCACAGTAGAGGAACTGCGTTCCGTTGGCGACGCAGAAGATGGACACATTCCCGGAGTTGCCTGCGCCCGGGAACACCGCCGGCTCGCCGCTGTGGTTGCTAGTCGTGCAGTCCTGGATTGTGTTGCTCGTGCCGTCCAAGAGGATGTCGCTGGCGCAGTGCTGGAAGTCGCAGCGCAGCAACGTGCAATAGCCCTTGGTCTCCACGTCATAGGCGACGCCAGAGCCGACCGACTGGTAGCCGCGGCAAGCGTAATTGCCCGTGACGAAGTTGGTCGACGCCACCAGTGCGCTGACGCTGACCGTGTACGTGCCGACGCCTCCCGTCCCTGTGCCGAGCGCCGTGATCTTGGCCGTGCTGCTCAAGCCAGTTGCGGCCGAGGGGAAAATGCTGTCGCCGACTGCCAGCGGCGCGCCGCCGCCAAGAACGGCGGTGACGGTCAGGATGTTGCCGCTGCCGCCAGCGCCATTGTCGATGGTCGCGGTGACCAGGTTCGTGCGGCCGACGATGGCCAGATCCATGAATCGGCAGTCGTTGCCGCCACCGATCGCACTGGAAAAGCCAGTGCCATCGTCCACGTCATACGCAATGGTGGGGCGCGCGCCCGTGCCATACTTTCCGACCGTGCAGTTGTTGCGTCCGCTAAGCGAGATCACGTCGGCATTGACAGCCTCGTGAAACGTCTCGCCGGCGCGAAACAGGAACCGCATGCCGTCGGCCAGGTATGGCTGGATCGCGTTCGCGTTCGACGCCGTCAGTTGCACGCAGCCGGCCGGCGCCCCGGTGAAGTCACCCGAAGAGCTGACGCAAATGGTCTTCGTGCCTGCGTAGACCACGGCTGGGTCGAGTACCGTGATCGTCGCGGTGACGCTGGCGATGTTGCCTGTGATGGCGGACGTGACTTGCAACGTCACCGTGTAGGTGCCGGGCGTCTCGAAAACGTGACCCGCGACCGGGCCATAGCCCCAATTTCGAGACGCGGTCGGATCGGCGCCCTGCCCCCAGGCGGCCACGCCGGGGCCAGTGGTCTCACCGAAGTTCCAGACGTAGGCGCAGTCCCTGAATGGATTGGTCGTCTCGGTGTCGGTGGTGTTGCAGCCATGGAAGACGACGGAGAACGGCGCGACGCCCGTGTTCGAGTAAAGCGCCGCCCGGTTCGACACCAGCACCGGCGTCAAGGTGATCGGAATCGCGACTGCCGCCGCAGCGGCGCGCATGATCGCATTCCGCTGGTAGCGCGAGATCGTGCGCATAGCTTCAGCCCGGGAACACTTCGATGCGACCGTGCACCAGCGCCACCCAGTCGCTGGCCGTCGTCGTCTGCAGATTGATCGCCACCGCTTGCGTGGTAGTCGTGTCGACCGCCAGCGTGCCCATCGCGGTGGTCACCGCAGCCTGGTTCTCCGGGTAGTTCCACTGCTTGTTCTTGACGCCCGCGTTGGCGATCACCATCGTTCCGCTGCCGCCAATCGACGTGGTGCCCTGAACTTGCGGGAAGGCGCCGAACGACGCGCCAAGGTAGGGCAGCGCCTTCTTTGTGCCGGCGCTGTTGTTCCAGCGAGCGATGGCGTTGTAGCGAATAGCTCCGTTGGCACCGAGACTGTCGGCGGCCATGTTCACGCTGAGCGCAGTGGTCGTAGCCACCGTGCCCGCCGTCGTGCCGCCTGCGTTGGTAGTGAAGGCCGTCTTCGATCCGGGGATCGTCGGCAGGCCGCTGCCGGGCGTGTAGGTGTTGTTGTAGACGATGCCCGCTGTCGTGGAGGACATCTCGACGTAGTACCAGCCTGCCGCCTGCCCCGAGAAGATCTCGTTGGCGTTGAACTTCATGAAGCAGTTGGTGTAGGTCTGATCGAATGCGGTCGCAATCGTGAGCGCAGCGCCGTTGGCGCCGATCGTCGAGCCGCTGGGCGGCAGGATCAGCGTCACACCAGATTGGATGACTGCGGGCGAGCGATAGTCGACCCCGGGGGTAGCCGCGACAGCAGCGCCAGACCCGTTGCCCTTGAGCAAATTGGTCGTCGAGGCAATCGAGCCCGAAAGCGAGATCGCAGTCCCGTCCGGGTAGTACAGGTTATTGGACGCATCGACAGCAACAAGGCCGGCCGTCGCGCCGGCAGACTTCTGCGCCGTAGACTGAACATCCTTGGGTTGCAGCGTGTAGGTGCCGGCCGTCAAGCATTCGAGGATGTCACCCTGCCAAACGCCAGGGATGCCGTCGATGGCAGTGGTGAACGTCGTATAGCCAGCCGTCGTGTTGAGGTAGGCCGTACCGAGGATTGCAGTCCCCGAGGTCAGCGTCGGCGTGCCACCAGCAGCGGACGCAGCCCAGGACACAGGAATTCCTACCGCGCTCACGTCGCCAGAGCTGAGCGTTACATTGCCACTCGAAGGCGTCTTGCCATTGACGCTGCTGACCGCGCCGCCACCGTTCTCGTAGTCGATATATGACAGGTTGTCGACGGTTTGGTTGGTGACGACAACAGTGGCGCCCTGCACATAAGGGCCGAAAATCTTGCGCGTCGGATCAGGGCCGCGGAGCTTCGTGACTGCCGAGCCACCAACAGGCGTCTCCACCGTCAGGAAGAAGCCCCCATTGCTGGCAAACGAGACGTAACTGCCAGGCGAGATGGTGAAAGTCTGGCTACTGCCCTGGGCGATCGTGCTCATTGGTTACTCCGGGCGCCATCAACGGCGATGCGGGGTGAATCGGAGGCGACATCGGCGCCTGGGGAACCTCGGGAACGCCTTGCGGTGGCGTGCCAAGTTGGTGCGGGATCTGCGGGATAGGCGCGACTGGCGTGCTGTCGGCCGGCAAGGTGATCTGCTGGCCTTGAGGCTCGCCCGGCCACGGATTGGGGTCGCTGATCAGCTCGCGAAGCTGCTGCTGAACGACCACAGCAACCTGCTCGGGGTTGAACGACGGGCCGATGACCTTGAGGCGATTCGTTTCTGCGTTGAAGGCGTCGATGGCGAGTTTGGTCGCGCTGTCTTGCTGGTCGACCTTCTTTTGCTCCAACTGCGCATGCGCCTGGTCAGCATCGGCCTGGGCGTCGTGGGCGATCTGCACGGCCTGCTGAAGCTGCTGCGTGAGCTGCGCGATCTTCTGCGTGAGTTCGGCAGTCGTCGGGCCTTTGGCGCCGTTCTGGGGCTGCAACACCGCCTTGACGGGATCAGGCGCCATCGCAATCAGCACTTGCTGCAGCTTGTCGCCGTTGGGAATGTCCAGCGTCCCAGCCCACAAAGGCGCGATGGCCGGCGTCAGCTCGGGATTGGCGCGCATCATCTCGGTAAACGCTTCCTGAGCCTGCTGGCGCTGCGTGGAGAACGGCGCACCGACGACAACACGAACGTCGTACTTGCCCACGTTAGGATTGATCGACAGCCCCTCGTCCGTCTCCTCGGCGGCTTCCTTCTGATCCGGGTTCATGACAACAGAGCCGGGCGTCGAGTCGATGCCAAGAATGCGCATCTGCCGCTTGGTGTCGACCAGCCGCGGGATCATGGACAGGCAGAGCTTTCCAACCTGGGCAACACTGCCGGCGAGGTTGTTCGGAAACACGCTGGTCGCCGCCTCGCCCTGCTGCTTGCGCGAGTCGATGGCAACGCCGCTTGTCTCGTTGGACGGCGCTCCGAGCGTGGCCTGATACATGCCCAGCGAAGCCTGGATGTCGTGCAGCGCCTGCTCAGCGCCTGACGTGTAGTTGGCGAGGTTGACAGCCAGCGGAGCACGCAGCGGCGGGGAGATCGGCTGCCCGCTCTCGTCAATGTCGTTGAACGGCAGGTAGGCGCGCGAGTCGACCGAAGCCCGATCCCACAGCCGCTCGACGCCACGAATGGAGCGAATCGAGGCCAGCCACGGCGACTTGGGCGCGGCGTTCATGTACGCCCGAATCTCGCTGATGTGGTAGTTGTAGGCCCGCTGGGGCTCACGAGCGCGACGAGGAATGCCGCAGTACTTGATCCGCCCGTCCGACCACGCAACGTAGCCGTAGACCGGAACAATGCCGATGCCGTCAGCCGGATATTCCGTCTCAGGCGTCAGGATCTCAGCCCCCGACATGAGAACCCAGCGCACGCAGCGGGTCGTCTCCGAGAAATCCCGCACGAACTTGGGCGGTCGAGGCTGGGCCTTGGCCTTCTCGAAGTCTTCCTCTGACAGGCTGTACTCGTCGCCGTCGTCAGAGCGGACAACGAGCATCATCTCCTTCTTGGTCTCGATGCGCCATTCCTCGGCGATCAGAACCGAGTCGCGCACATCGCTGATTTGCTGGCCGTCCACGTCGCCGAAGCTGACCTTGGCGGCCTTGGCCCCGAACTCCCGTTCAAAGGCTGCATAGGACATGCTCGTGAGCAGTTGTCCACGGTCGGCATCGCTGCCGTCGATCTCCACGCTCCAGGGATCGAACATCACGCGAAGTGGATCGCCTTCGCTGCTGATTCGCGGCTCTTGGTAGTTCAGCGCCCTGTCGGTGAACTGAGGACGGACGATGAGGTAGCCGACACCCGTTCGAGCAGCCGAGGTCTCCGCTCGCATGTAGTGCTGCATGGCCCGACTGGCGTATTCGATGTTGCGGAATAGTCCGTCAAGCTGCTCAGCGGCTCGCTGGTCGGCACCCGCAGCCGCAGGCACAGCATGGAGGGCTGGAGGCGATTGCTCAATCTGCCCGATAACAGTAGCCGTGTATTGGCCGGTCTGATCCATCGTCAGGCAAGGCCGAGCGCCACCGGGATCGCGCTCTCGCTGCGACCGTTCCACGTCGTCCCATTGCTTGGGGTCGCTCGGGTCGCTGAAACGCAGGTCTTCCTCGATCTGGCGACGCTGATCCGTCAGCGCTTCGCCTGCTTCGAGGTACCACTGTTGCGCGTCCCTGACCGTATCTGCCATGGGGCGCAAATGTCCACGCGCGCGCGCGTTGTGTCACCGCAATCCGTTGCGGGCTAGAGCCTTGACCCCTGTGCGGCGGACTGGTTGAAGTCGTAAGCCGGCACGTCTCCATTGGAGAGCTTGTCGGCCACAACAGCAAGGTAACGCCATGCGTCCGCGCCGTGGCTGGCGTCGTCGTGCAGCGGCTGGCCGAACGTGCCGTTCGCGTTCTTGACTCGCTTGTAGCGTTTGAGCGAGTTCAGAAGCTCGCCCGCGGACTTGTCCATGTAGACGCGCGGGAACAGCATCCGAGCCGCCTTGATGCCGTCCTCAATGCCAATCTGCGGGACGATCTGAACCCTGCGGCCCATGGATCGCAGCATTTCCTCGGTGCTCTTTCCGGTGTGAGTGTTCTTGGCCCTGCCGTCGTGAGGAATCCAGTCTTGACCCCAGCGGTAATCAAGCTTCGACATTTCATCGACGTAGCTTGCCAGCGTGCGAAAGCTGTCCATGATGCAGCCAATGATGCGCATCTCTGAGGCCACGCGCTGCACGAAGACGATCACCATCTGGTCATTCCAGCCCAAGTCCCAAACGGTGTGGACTGGCAACAATGGATCGTAGGGAACGCGCGCGACGCGGTTGGCAAGCTGCATGGCTGCAATCTCTACGGCGTAGATCGCGCCTTCGACAGCCGGCCGGCATTCACCCTCCCAAATGGTCTTGTAGCCTTCAGGATCGCGGGCGAGCTTGGCGATGCGTTCCTCGTTGAGCACCTTGGGAAGCCACGGGTTGTCGCGCCAGTTGACCGGAATCACGATTGAGTCCGGCTGCGGGTTCAGAACGAACTCGGTGTAGGTGTAGTCCGTGTCCAACTCTGGATTCAAGCCGATCCAAATCTCCGACTCCTGCGCACGGATGGTTGGCGTCAGGACTTCCCACGACTTCTTAGAGACGACCTGAGCTTCCTCAACCCAGCAGCGGCGAGCGCCTTCCCAAGACTTGATGTTCGTGATGCCCTGAGTTCGTAGGCCAGCGTATCCAAACTGAGTGTCAACACCAATGCCGCGAATCTCGTTAGCCAGGACTTCATAGCGACCCCCGAGGTTCATTGCCTCAATCTGCTTGGACAAGACTTCGTGGACAGAGTCCGCCATGGACTTCATCGTCTCCCGAGCGCAGAGGATGCGGCCAGGCTTGGTCAGCCCGTCGATCAGCAGCTTTCGTGCGATCGTCCACGACTTGCCGCCACCGCGACCTCCGTACATGACCTTGTAGCGGGCTGGTTCGTCCAGGCGCTCGGCCCAGGCTGGAAGGTCGATCTCAAGATCCATGGCTCGGCTTCACGTACTTCACAGTGACGTTTAGCTTCAGGTCGTCTCCATTCACGCCTGTTACTTGCAGCGGCAGCACCTTGCCAACCAGCGTCAGGAACGCCGATGCTGTCCGCGGGTTGCTCGCGCAGCCAATGAGGTACTCGACGCCGCCAGCACCCTCCAGTGCCTGCAGGATCATCTCCTTGACCTCGCGCGTCATCTTGTTGGGCACGCCGGCTTTGCGTCCCTTGCCAGCGGCTGGCGGTCTGGTTCCCTTAGCAGCAGCCATCACTTTTCTCCTGTTACCGTGACTTCTTCGACCAATTGCAGTCTTCCCTTCATGCGAAGGCGAATGACATGCACGCTTTCGAGGATGCCCTCTTCGACCAGTTCCCGCAGAAGCCAGACGGCAGTCCACTTTGTGATTCCGAACTTGGCTCGCAGCAGGGCGTGCGTCAGCTCTTCATCGGGGTTATCAAAGTAAAAGCGCTTGACCCGGGCCTTCAGGCCTCGCTCGCGTCTCTCAATCTCTGTCATCACACACCTCCTTTGCAAGTCCCTCGCGCTCGTGGCGCGTCCTCAAAGTGAAAAGGCTTCGGGTTGAGTGCAAATACCTCGATGGTCTTGGTGCGGGTGCCGAGGCGCTCCGCGATGTAGACCGTTCCGTGGGTGTGCATGGCATTGAGGACGCGGCTAATCGTTTGCTTTGCCGATCCCAATTCGATAGCGAGTGCTTTACGTGTCTTCGGCCCGCGCTGGAGAGCTGCCAGCAGTAGCGCGAAGTTTTCGCTCGGAGTCCGCGCAATGCTCTTCAAGGCACCCGACTTGCCGACTTCGGCAGCAAGCGTCCGAACAGGCGCAGTCGCGGCGTGCGTGCCGTCAGATTGACTAGATTCGACTACTGGAGCATTCATGGACGGACTCGCTGGGTGGACGGAGAAGGATGAGGTTCTATTCAGGGCTGATCTCAGCCCGGAGGCTCGGGCTAGGCTTGCTCCGGTGTATCGAGGGCCGGAGCGACGGAGCCACTATCGGGCAACGACAAGGGCGCTGGTTGCAAGAGCGTTGGCGAAGGTTCCGCAGTCATGTCTTCTCTAGAGCGCGCCGGGCCACTGCTCCAAGGTCGACGCCATCCATGACGACACGCCCTCGGCAAGCGTGCGCGATCTGTTCGAGCGAGCGCCTGGGATAGCGAGCGGACGCGGCTGCTGCTCCGAGGTCTACGCCATTGATATTCATCATTCCGGGTGGACACGCTTTGGCGATCGTGCGCATCGCCTCGCGTAGATGATCGTCATTGCGACGGAATAGATTGCTCAGGAATGCCACGTCATTTCTCCAGTTCTTGCTTGGTGAGGATGCGGAAAGCGTCCCGCATGGTCTTGAGTTCGTCCACGCTGTATTTCGAGGGTGGGTGCGGGCCTTCCAGCCGCTCGACCACCTCCAGCCCGCGGCGCTCCACGAGGCCGACGCGGAACATGGCCTGGTTGCCGTGAAGGTGCATGTTGCAGCGCACACATTGGCCATGGATGTTGTCCAGGTGGAAGCGCAGTTCTGGCCTGGCGCCGCGCGAAAGCCAGTGACCAGCCTGGAAAGACGGCTCCCAGGGCGCTTTGCAGCTGATGCACGGCTTGTAGCGATCTCGGGCGCGGACATAGGCGTTGACCGCCTTTTGCACGTCATCGAGCCACCTGGATCGGGGGCGCATGTTGACCAGAGCCAGCTTCAGGGCGGCTCGCTCTGCCTTGACGGACTTGATGGCGCACCGCGGCCCGCAGACAGCCTGCGTCGTGCGAAAGCGCAGGAATGCCTTCCCACAGGTCTTGCAGGTAGCTTCCGGTGATGCGGTGAGGGTCACGCCACCCCCATCGTCGCAGCGAGGTTGAAGATGCTGTTGGCGACCTTGGGCGTCTTGTAGATCGCCTCACGCTTGATGTCGTAGATCGTGCGATCCGACACCCCATATGCGGCGGCCAGCTCAGCCCTGGAAAGGTTCGACGCGCGGATTTCCAGCGCCCGCGTCATGTCCAGCTTTGAGAGGCCGGCCGCCAATGCGCCGTTTCGGGTCTTGGCGTATTGGGCGGGGTCTTGCCTCATGGCTGCGTGAACGTCCTTGCGGATCTTCGAGACAGACTTCTCGACCAGGCACTTGTCCGAGATGCACTCCCGGTGGCCGCAGCGAACCGAGATTTGGAATCCCTCGCGGATTCGCTTGCCCAGGACGACGCCGAAGATGAATGGCCGAAGGTTGACCTTCTCGCTGCCCCGGTAGAAGTACGGGAAGCCTCGGGCCGTCTTTCCACCCTGCCAGAGCAGGCATTCGCCCTCTTCGATGCACAGAGGAAGGAAGTCCTCCATCGTCCAGACCTTGCGGGCGGTGCGCAGGCCGGAGCCTTCCTTGCGGGTCATGCTGCCTCGAAGATGATGAGAAGCCCAGCAGCCAGAACCCAACCGCTGTACTCAATGTGAAGGTAGATGCCTCCCATTGCCAGCAGCGTGAGCCCGATACCCAGCATCAACTTGAGAACGTTGTTGCTCATGCTGCCTCCTTGACCTGCTGGGGCGCTCCGACATAGCCGCCCAGCGATTCATTCCACCGCGCAGGCAGAAGGTCATTGCGACGAGCCCATGTCGAGGTTCGGGGCAGCCTCGCCGCCCAATACCCACGGGCATACTCGCCGCTGACCTTCTGCGGCACCGGGGGCGGCTCGTTTCGACCATCCCAGGCGTCTTGCTCTCCACGACGGAAGCCAAGTTCAAATTCGGTCAATGGAGTTCTCCTTGCTGAGGTTTGCGGCCGAACCTCTCGCGCAGGCGCCGGGCGTTCTCCGCCAGTTCCTGCTTTTCGATGCCGCGGGCGCTGAGTTCGTCGGCGTTGAGTGCTGCCTTGGTGCGGGCAACCTCCGTGGACGGCGAGGCGTGATCCAGCTTCTTGGCTTTGAGCGGATACACGTCTGCCCAGCCTTGAACGATGGACTGTTCGAGGCAGGCGAGCGGGTCATGGCCCAGGTCGCGGAGCTTGAACAGCTCGCGCAGGATGAGGTTCAGGGCGAAGTCCGTCGGCGGCTTCTTGAGGGTCTTCTTCCTCATCTCGACGAAGGCGTCCCAGGTTTCCTGCGGGATCCAGGATGGGAGGGCTGTCATTGGTGCTCCGGGTAGATATGCGCGCATACGCCAGCCAACCGAATGGCGCGATTGATCGCACCCCAAGTCGACTCGTAGTAGCCGTGCTTATGCGACTCACCGTTCTCGCGCCAGTACTGCCAGAAGGCATCTGCAGCTTCGTGCGTTGGGATCACAGCGATTCGATAGTTGATGACTTCGAGTGCGTCACGATGCTTTGGATAGGCCTTCAATGGCTCTTCGCCGTCCCACACGAGAAAGCCGCGCGGGTCGCTCTTGATGTCTTCCGGATGTCGTGGCTCTCCGGTGAATGGGTTGAACAACATGGTTCCGATGCTCATCTGAAATCCTTTCGCCCACAGTTGCGGAAGGGAGTTGGGTGATCCCTGCCCTTTGTTCCTTGCATTCCTACGACCTGAGACACCGAAAGAGCTATCGAGCCCTGCCGATTCAGCTTCTAAGCCCGGGATGGCCATTCCCGCCCTGAGATCACCCTTTTACGGGCCGTTTGCAAGCGTCGGCTGGTCTACCTAGCTTGGCCGGCCTCCCTTCAGCGCCGGTCTTTCGGTGTTCCGCAACTGGAGTGCGGCCTCATGTTTCCTTCCGAGCGGCCCATCTAGGCCCATTGCTATCGCGCGGAGTGCGGCTTAATGAGAATGGCTTCTCAAGAAGACTTTTCTGCGCTAGACTTGAGCCGTCCTTGGCGGGATACGGCCTCGTGTGCTTAGCGCAGCGGGGCTTTTTCTTTAGGGCTGCACCTCCTGATTCCCTGCGCGCCGATTCCAGTGCGCAATGGCTAGATCGCGCTCATGGCGATCAGGGCCTCCGGCACCGCATTCAAGGCATTCCACGGCGTGTGAATGCCAATCCTCGGACGGGAGGTCGTAGTCGCTGACGTGAACGTCTGCGCTTCCGCAGAACGGGCATGGCTTCAGAAGCGGACTCATACGGCCTCCAGCTCGCGAAGCTTGGCGCGCAGGGCCGCGACTTCCTGAGCCCGGCTGTCCTTCAGGACAACTTCGCAGCCCACCTGATGCGCGAGCCACTGCAGCGGCGCCCGTGAGTTCGTCGCGTGCATGAAGGCAACGAGGCGCTTGGCCCACTGCTGCCCCACTCCACGCATGAACCTGCTCATGTAGCCGGCCGAGATATGGATCTCGTCGGCGATCTCCTGGTCTTCCTTGCCAGACCGGCGGACAGACTCGTTCAAGGCCCCGTTGAAGGTGGCCCGCACGAGGACGAAAGCATCCAGCAGCGTCGGAGCGGACTCCGGGCCTAGGCACTCGACTTGCGAGTGCTTTCCAGCGCTTGCTTTCACTTTCCATTCGGTTGGTTCAAAACTGCAATCCATAGCGGCGACTCCCATCGCGGTTTAAGAAAGATCGGTTTGGTGCTGCGCCCGACGTGCCGCACCACCCGCAGTGGGGGAGTCGGCCACGCAGGCACTGCGGCCGGCAGGCGCAGCAACAAACGGACGGAGTGAGGAAATGACCGAAGCAGAACTCTTGGCCTGGGCTCGCACCCGCGGGGCCATGCTCATTGCAAGGCTCAAGGTGCTTGCGCACAGGGGAGAGATGCTTTGAGGCATGGACTAAGCCCCCAGCGCCAGCCATGTCAGGCAGACGCCGGCAACAAAGCCCATCACACCCCAACCGATCACAGGCTGGAATGCCCAGATGACTTCGCCGTCGCCGCCGCGAGCGCTTTGACCGCACACTTCGAGGCTCTTGCAGCTACCTTCGAACGTCATGAGGGCGCCGTACCCGGGCAGCAGCGGGCGAACGTGGAATTTGTCCCCGCGACGAACGATCACCAGCGTTGTGCTGGCAAACAGTCGGCAATCGCCTTGAGGCTCAGTGATTTCGACCCTCTCAAGCCAGGAGGGAATGGGCTGACCCGTGCGGATGATTCGGAGCATGGACTAGCTCTCCACCTTGGAGGTGCGGGGAGCCTGCTCGTGATTCACGACGCGAGAGCGCTTGTCTGCGCATTCGAGCGCGTGCTTCAAGAGCGTAGAGACAGGCACTGCGCCCTTGGTGAATGCCGACACTTCGCGCATCAGCGGCATGGGCACGCCATCCCTGCGCCAGAGCGTCACGGCGACCTTTGAGCGCCCGACATGCTCGGCCAGAGCCTTCGCCCGGCCACGCTCGGCATCAAGCCATTTGGTGAGTTCCATGGCTTGAGTTTAGCTTTGGGTGGACTATGAGTCAAGAGAAAGCTAAACGGCGTTTAGATACGCTCCCGGCATCAGTAGCGCACAGCACGAGCCGGAAACGGCACTGTAAAAAATCACAGGATTGGTTTGACATGCACTCGCTTCGCCGATACAAACTTAAGCAACTGCTGGAAAGCAGGTTCAAAGGAGATAGGGGGGCATTTTTGACGGAGAGCGGAATCACCAAGGGGCGGCTTTCACAGCTGCTGGACGAGAGCGAGCCCTTCGGGGACGTAGCAGCGAGGAAGATGGAGGAGCGGCTTCATTTGGAGCCGGGGTATTTCGACGCCATGGACGCCCAGACTGTTGAGTGGGCCGTCATGTTCGACACGCTGCCGCCAGGCGTCAAAGCCAAGTGGCTTGACCTGGTAAAAATGCTCGGCGCAGGCGATAAATCGGCCTGAACAGTCGAACAGACAGAACTCCCCACAAGCCCACTTCGGTGGGCTTTTTCACGTCCATCGAGCCCGACACCCCTAAACTTTTTGTCTTTTTGTTTAGCTTTCGCTTGACGGCGGGTTTAGCTTTCTCTAGACTGCATCCATGCGCTGAACGGTTCGGCGCCTGGAGCAGACGATGAGCCCCCTCAAGGAAATGTACGCAGCGGCCGACGACGTGAGCGATTGGGCCGTGAAGCAGCAACAAGCGCGCTTCCAGCCCATCGGCTCTGCGATCCCCGATCCTCGCCCTGCTCCGCGCTACGTGCCGCAAAGCATCCTGTGCCGTGCCGACATTCGCAGGGCGATCAACGACCACGACCAGGCCGAAGCCGTCGAGTGGATGTTCACGCATGGCGAGCTGTCGGACGAGCTGGCCGAGCGCATTGAAGAACTTTCTTGCACGTTCGCCGAAAAGCGTCTTTCGGAGATGGGCGAATGAAGGCCGCTCCCCTCTTCGACGCTCTCACGGCCCTTCACATTGCCGTCACCGCCAAGCACACCGACGACTTCAAGATTCCTCACGCTATGTGGATGAAGCTGATGCAGGCAGAAATCGGCCTGCGGCAAGCATTGCAAGAGGCTGCTCTGGAAGTGCCTATCGAAGACGCACGCACGCCAGCCCTGATCGGGCAAGGGGGTGAGTCGTGATCCGCTTCCTCCATCGCCTGCTGGTGATCGTCACCGGCCAACCTGACCAGTGGGAGACCAAGTGACTAACCAAATCAAGATCGTTTCCCGCTGGGATTCGACTCAAATCCTGTTCACGTTTGATGTGCCGGAAGGCATGGAGAGCGGAATGCAGGTACGAGCTGCGCTGGAGGCGGCGCTAGCTTCCAGGGCCAACCTGTCCAGGGCCGACCTGTCCGGGGCCAACCTGTCCGGGGCCAACCTGTACGGGGCCGACCTGTCCGGGGCCGACCTGTCCGTGGCCAAACTGTCCGGGGCCGACCTGTCCGGGGCCGACCTGTCCGGGGCCGACCTGTCCGTGGCCAACCTGTACGGGGCCAACCTGTACGGGGCCAACCTGTCCGTGGCCAACCTGTCCGGGGCCGACCTGTCCGGGGCCGACATGTCCGGGGCCGACCTGTCCGTGGCCAGACTGTCCGTGGCCAACATGTCGAGCGCCGACCTGTACGGCGCCAACCTGTCGAGGGCCA